ATCTCACCCCTAATTTGTTCCGAGTGTTACAGCCTGGCAGGATAGCTGCTATACACGTAAAAGACCGTATCGTACCAATGGGGCTATCAGGAATGGGCGTACAAACTGTTTACCCTTTTCACGTAGATTGCATACTTCATTACACAAAACACGGCTTCGCTTATATGGGTATGAAGACTATCGTTACCGATGTGGTAAGAGAGAACCAACAAACTCATCGGTTAGGGTGGAGCGAACAATGCAAGGACGGAACAAAAATGGGAGTAGGTATGCCTGAATATCTATTACTATTTAGAAAGCCAGCTACTGACAAAACAAATGCTTATGCAGATGAACCAGTGGTTAAGAGTAAAAGTGATTACACACGTGCTAAGTGGCAAATAGATGCACACGGATTTACACGCTCCTCAGGTAACCGCTGTTTAATGCCTGAAGAACTCGCTAAACTACCACACAATGCTATTTTTCAAGAGTACAAAAACTTCTCTCTTAATGAAGTGTATAACCACGAGCATAATGTAAAGATTGCGGAAACATTAGACCTATATGGCAAACTCCCTACTTCCTTTATGCTCTTACAGCCACAAAGCTGGAGTGAAGAAGTTTGGACGGATATTACTCGTATGCTCACCCTTAATGGTTCCCAATGGAGTAAGGGAAAAGAGATGCACCTTTGCCCTATGCAATTTGATATAGCAGACAGAGTAATTGAGCAGATGAGCAATAAGGGAGATGTAGTGTTAGACCCCTTTGGAGGGCTAATGACAGTGCCTTATCGAGCAATCCTTAAGGGGCGTTATGGGATAGGTTTTGAACTCAATCCTCAATATTTCTTAGATGGGGCGTCTTATTGCAAGGCTGCTGATGAAGAAGTAAGTACACCTACCCTGTTTGACTTCATAGAGATAATGGAGAAAGAGCAACAAGAAAAAGAATTACAAAAAATATCATAGATACTCATTCATTCTTTGTCTTACGCCCTCGCTTGTACTTGACGTGTAATGTTAAGGAGAGGGCTTAGGGCAAAGTTAGTGAGATAACGATCATTTAAATAAGCCATGAAAAAAGAAACATTTTTGTTTTACGCGGATTGGTTGAATGTTATTCGGGATTTGCCAAGTGAGGTTCAGTTGGAAGTTTATCAGGCTATTGCGGAATATGCCATATACGGTAACTTGATTGAACTAAAACCACTTGCAAAAGTAGCATTCGGATTCGTAAAACAAACGATTGATAGGGATACACAAAAGTATATATCAATCTCAGAAAAAAGAAGTGAGGCAGGTAAAAAAGGAGGAAGACGATTGAAAGACAATGAGTTAGAGGAAAGCAACGAAAAGCAAAAAAAGCAATTGCTTTCTGAAAAAAGCAAAAAAAGCAATTGCTCCCTTAATGATAATGATAATGTAAATGATAATGATATTTCTTTTTTAGAAAAAAAGAAACAAAAAAGCGACGTCGCGGTTTCTGATTTGGAAAATGAAAATTCAGAATCTCCCATAGAGACCCTTCAAACTCCAAAAGAACAAAGCGGCGGCGGGCGAAAGCGGTTCACCATACCGACTCCTGAAGAAGTGCAGGCTTATTGCGATGAGCGCAAGAATGACATTTCAGGGCAACAATTCTGCGACTTTTATAGTTCCAAAGGCTGGAAGGTTGGAAGTCAGCCGATGAAAGACTGGAAAGCAGCAGTGCGTACATGGGAGATGAGAAGAAAAGACCAATCGCCTTCTATAACACAACCACAACCGCAAATTTCAACGCCAAAACGTATCCGCTTTGATGAGTACGGAAACGAAGTGGTTTATTAAAAAATAGGCTTAAAAATGCAAAACAGAAAAATACCAAACGACCCCGAGTTAGAAGAAGTCGTACTTGGGGGGATGTTAATAACACAGCAAGGAGTGTCAGAGTTTGTTGAGATTGTTAAAGGGACAAATATTTTTTACAATTCAAAAAATGCCCTGATATACGATGCTATCATCTCTCTGTACAAATCCTCTCAAGCGGTAGATTTAATGACTGTCAGGTCGGAGTTACAAAAGACTGGAAAACTAAAAGAAGCGGGAGGAGGTAGTTACCTTGTGGAACTCACAGAGAAGGTATCATCTTCAGCTCACATGCAATATCACGCCATGCTTCTTATGCAATTGTACGTTAAGCGCAAGAGTATTGAGGTGGGAAATACTCTCGCAGACAATGCCTACGATGAAGATACTGACATATTCGAGTTGCTTGACAACTCCTACAAAGAGCTTGATAAGGTTTCTGATTGGCTATCTATCAAACAACCCAAAGAGATAGGAGATTATCTTACTGAGGTTCTTAAACCAAAATCTGAGCGTGCAGGCGTTCCTACTGCTGTGCGAGACATCAACCTCAAACTCAATGGCTACCAACAAAGCGACTTAACGATAATTGCAGGACGTCCCGCTATGGGAAAGACAGCATACGCTCTCAATGATGCGCTACATCAGGCACGTTTAGGCTACCCTGTAGGGATATTCTCCCTTGAAATGAGTGCAAGACAACTAACTGCGAGGTTATTTGCAAACTATGCGGGGATAGATAGCAATAAATTAGCCTTTGGCACACTCTCGCAAAGCGAATATGATGTTGCTGCGGGGCTTAGGAGTTCTTTCTCAAAGCTGCCTTTATACATTGATGATGAGCCTTACTTGTCTTTGTTATCCTTGAAAATCAAAGCAAAAAAATGGGTAAGAGAGAAGAAAGTTAAGATTATCTATATCGATTACCTCCAATTAATCAACAATAATCTGAAAGGTAGAACAAGAGACCAAGAGATTAGCGAAATATCTCGTACTCTTAAGGGGTTGGCTAAGGAGTTAGATATACCCATCATAGCACTATCCCAATTATCCAGAACAGTAGAGACACGAGGAGATAAAAGACCTATGCTATCAGACCTGAGAGAGTCAGGAGCTATTGAACAAGACGCAGACAATGTACTTTTTCTTTATCGACCTGAATACTATGGCATACCTCAATGGGAGGATAACACCCCCACCACTAATGAAGTGGAAGTTATCATTTCTAAATTTAGAAATGGAACAACAGGAGGAATAATAGCAGGTTGTCAGTTACAGTACATGCGCTTTTTTGAAAGAGGAGGAAACGTAAGCATGAATATTCATCAAGAAAATAATTTACCAAAAATTGACCCTAAAAATAGCACACCTTTTTAAAATGAAAAGTACAAAATTTATAACAGAACTCAGAGCCCGCGGGTTACAAATCACCGAAAAGGAAGCCAAATACCTTATGGAGATAGCTGTAGCTGATTATCGTGAAAATCAAGTAAAACCAATCCTTAAGCGGGAAAATATGGCGCATTATATGATTATGGCATTATCCTATTGCAAAGCTACCAGTGAATTACTTCACATGATTGATGAAAGTTATCCAAGGTTTAGACTTAAACAGGTATTTATGGAATGCAAGAAGAAAAACAACGAAGTAGTAGAAGAGTTTGAAAAGGCCAATAAGATAGACCCACAGATACTCAATGCTTTCAGTGCATACGCAAATGATATAACTGAGATAATGTATTTACACATGGACAACATAGATGAAGAGAAAAAAGAACAAAAAGCAAATGAAAAAACAAATTGACACCCCATTAAGAGCCTTTGAGGTAGCCGTAGATAGGCTGCTTATGGAATTTTGTGAAAAGCACGATTTCACTTATGAATTTTCGGTGGGAGAAGATAGTATTGACATATTTAGTATATCTCATTTCTTCTTCAGTCTCTCGGATATATACTTTGACCTCAAGAGTAACCAACCCAAGGGTAAAATCATACAATGGTACGATTATATCCTTGATAATGAAGTAGAGATTAGTTATTATGCCTATTGCAAGGGATTGAGAAAGGAACAACTAAGTAACTAGTAAAACGATTAAAAATTATAAAAC